CAGAAAACCAATTAGCACAAGCAATAGGTGAAGATAATAAACAACCTATAAAAGCATTTGTAGTAAGTAATGATGTAACAAACGCACAAGCATTAGATAGAAACATTGTAGAAGGTGCTTCAATAGGATAAATAACAAAAAACACTAAATATTATTGTTTAATTATGGATATAATAGAACTTTTTATAGACGAAACAGATGAAGCAGCAGGTATAGAAGCCATAAGTGTGGTAGAAAATCCTGCTATTGAATCAGATTTTATAGCATTAAAGAAACAAGAATTTAAACTGGCTGAAGTAGACAAAGAAAAGCGTATCCTTATGGGTGCAGCTTTAATTCCTAACAAACCTATTTACAGACAAAGTGGCGAACAAGAATATTATATCTACTTTTCTAAAAACACAGTACGTAAAGCAAGTGAATTATTCTTTATTAATGGCAATCAAAACAATTCTACCCTTGAACACGAACTTGAATTAAAGGGTCTTACAGCGGTTGAAAGTTGGATAGTGGAATCTGAACAAGATAAAAGCAGAATGTACGATCTAAACGTACCTATGGGGACGTGGATGGTATCTATGAAGGTAAACAATGATGATGTTTGGAAAAAAGTTAAAGCAGGTGAAGTAAAAGGCTTTAGTATAGAAGGCTACTTTGCAGATAAATTAGAAAGACCTAACGAACCAAAAAAAGAAATGAGTAAAGAAGAAATAGCTGAAGCTAAAATAGAAGAACTAAAACAATTGTTTAGTACTGAAAAAGTTAAAGAAATTAAATTATCGTCCTTTGAAAATGAAAAAAATAAATTTGCTCAAATAGCAAAACAGATTTTTAAAAAAACAGATGATGTTACTTATGATTTTAGAGAAGCAGTAGAAAAAATAAGAGATTTGCAAAAAGAAGTTGAATCAGCAAAAAAACTAATTGATAAACTAAATTCTAAATCAAATAAAGCAAAAAAAGAATTTAAAAATTTAGGCATACAACCCCCAACATATTTAGATGAAATAGATGGCAAAGGTTTTTTAGCTTGGGAAAATGATTTAATTGAAACAAGACAACAATTAAATACATACGTTAAAAATTAAATAAAGATGAGTAAAATGCCAAGCCCACAAAACGATAGTAGGGCGTGTTTATGTCCTGATGGTAAAACATATTCACGTAAATGTTGTGATGGTAGCTTTCAAGCACAAGGTATTGGTAACATAACTAAATCATCTATTACAAGATACTACACAGTAACTAATTGTAATGGTGGTACAAAGCACATACACACGCACGATATTGATTTAACAGTAGGTAATGTTTATTTCTTAACCTTTGTTCATCATAATCATACAGACTGCTATACAATAACAGCTACAAGAAGCAACGGACATTTTGAAATAAGTGCAGCAACTGCTTATAATAATTGTGCAGCCTGTCAAGCAGCAAACTAAAACACAACAAACAGTTAAAAATATTATTATATAACTATGGATTCAAAAACAAAAGAAATACTACAAAAGTTTTCTACTCAAAAAGTAGAATTAGCCGCTGCTGATAAACTAAATGAATTAAAAAAAGAATTAACAGATGGTGTAGATAGAATTAGTAAATTTTCTACGGATATAAGAGAAGCAAGAAATAAAGGTAATTTAGAATTGAACCGATTAGATGCAGTTAAAAGACTTGCTGAAAAAAGAATAGCAACCTATAGTAAAGCAGCTAAAGAATTAGGTGTTGATATACCTGAAATACAAAAATTAGAAGCTATAGTAAGTGAGTATGAACAAATGAAAAAAGCAGCATCAAAACAAATAAATGGCTAAAATAAAATTTATTTAAAATTATAATATGAAACCAGACGTAAAAAGAATACTTGCAAAGTTAAGTAAAGAAAAGGTTGAGTTAGCAACTGAAAAAGTAGATTTGTCTTTACCAAATTTAAATCGTATGGCTGATGGTATTGAGCAAAAATGGAAAGTAGCAAATAAAAGCATTAATGTTGAAGGAAATAAAATGCTTAATAATGTTGTAGAAAAATTACGTTTTTTAAATGAATCAATATTTGATTTAGCACAAGAAAAAAAAGATTTTGTACGAAAAGCAGAAGCATTAGGTTTAGATAGAGCAACAATAGAAAAAGAATTAACAAAAATAGAAACTGCACTAAAAGCAGGTAAAAAACAATCTGATGATTTAACACAAAGAATAGCACAAATTAGAAATGCTATATTTTAAAAACACAACAAACTAATTACTAATTTATTGTAATATATATGAAAGCAACAGATATGTTAAACGAAGTAAAAAAACTTATTGGTGTGGAAGCATCAATAGAAGTTAAACTGGCTCAAGCTGAACTTGAAAATGGTACTATCATTGAAAGTGAATCTTTTGCAGAAGGTAGTGAAGTATTTATTGTTACTGAAGATGAGCGTGTAGCCTTACCAGTAGGTTCTTATAAATTAATTGACGGTGAAACAATAATTGTAGAAAGTGAAGGTATTATAGCTTCGGTTGGTGCAGTTGAAGAAGCACCTGCTGAAGAAGAAGTAGAAGCAGAAGATAAGCCTAAAGAAGAAATGGGTTATGCTACTAAAGAAGAACTTCAAGAAGTTAAAACAATGGTAGAAGAAATAAAAGCATTGCTTGAACCTAAAGATCAAGAAATGTCTGATGATATTTCAACTGGTGTTAAATCAGAAGAAACAACTACCAAAACTGTTTACGCTGAAAAAGAAGAAATGAGTGAAGTAGAAAAAGTATCTCATAATCCAGAAAGCGAATCTAAAAGAAATACAAATCTTTATTCACAAAAAAGAAGTGGTAACACTTTGGATAAAGTAATGGATAGAATATCAAACTTTAAATAAATAAAAAATGTCAACAACAATAACAACAAGTAATAGCGTATTACGGGCAAGATCAAAGCAAACAACTTTGACTACTACTCAAGATATTAAAGCAAATGATGCAGGGGTAGAATTTAATATTGCTACAGATGCAAAAATAATGACACTACCTGCAATTACAGCAGAAAATATAGGTGCAGAATTTACATTTAGAAATACAGGAGCAGATGGTAATAACATTATTACAATTTCACCTGCTGCAACTGATGCAATACACGGTACAATTGCTGCTGTATCTTCAGGGGGTGTAAACAACAAAAATTGGATCAACACAAAAGCATCTGCAAATAAAGGTGACTGGTGTACACTTAAAGCTGTATCACTTACTGACTGGTATATTACAGGCGGTGAAGGCGTTTGGGCATCTGAATCATAATAAATAATAAATTAAAAAATATAAAATGGCAACAACTACATCAATTACCACCAGTTATCAGGGCGAATTTGCAGGAAATTATATTTCTGCTGCACTTTTAAGTGGTACAACTTTAGATAACGGATTAATTACCGTTAAACCTAATATTAAATTTAAAGAAGTAATCAAAAAAGTATCAAGTGATGACATCGTAAAAGATGCTTCTTGTGACTTCGATTCTACTTCAACTTTAACGTTAACAGAACGAACGATTGAACCGACTTATCAAAGTGTAAATCTACAACTTTGCAAAAAAGATTTCCAAAATGACTGGGATGCAATTTCTATGGGATATTCAGCACACCAATCTTTACCAACTTCTTTTAGTGACTTTTTAATTGCTCACGTAGCATCTAAAGTAGCACAAAGAACTGAACAAAGCATTTGGAATGGAGCCGCAGCGACTAATGGACAGTTCGCAGGATTTGCAGAACTTATGTTAGCGGATGGTGATGTAACAGATGTTGGAGCAGTTGGTGGTGGAGTAAATGCAGGGAATGTAATAGCTCAATTAGGGGCTGTTGTAGATTCAATAAATTCTAACCTATATTCAAGCGAGGATATGACAATTTTTGTTAGTCAGAATGTAGCAAGAGCATACGTGAGAGCATTAGGTGGATTTTCAGTAGCAGCAACTTCAAATGCAGGTACAAACGATAGCGGAACACAATGGTTTAGCGGTCAAGCATTAACATTTGATGGAATTTCTATTGCAGTAGCAAATGGTTTAGCAGATAACAGAATGGTAGCAGCAGAAAAATCTAACTTATACTTTGGTACTGGTCTTTTATCTGACCAAAACGAAGTGAAAGTAATTGATATGGCAGATATTGATGGCTCACAGAATGTGCGTGTAGTAATGAGATTTACAGCAGGTGTACAATACGGAATAGGTTCTGATATCGTACTCTACAGTTAATTAACTGATAATCAAATAGTTAGGGTAGGTAAGCCAATTAAGTGCCTACTTACCCTTTTTATTTAAAAAACTAATTAATTTATTGATTTTCAATAAGTTACAAAAAAAAAATTAAATGATATGGCTTGTGATTTAACACTTGGTAGAAAAGAACCTTGTAAAGATGTTGTAGGTGGTCTGAAAAACGTATATTTTGTAGATTTTGGGGGGTTAGGAACTGTAACCATAGCCAATGATGAAATTACAAATATGACAGGAACTACTATCGGCGGAAGTGCAAATTCTTTAACTGCTTATAAATATGAATTGAAGGGAAATAGTAGCTTTGAGCAAACTATCACTTCAAGCCGTGAAAACGGTACAACTTTCTTTGATCAAACACTTACACTTACTTTGAAAAAATTAACGAAAGAAGATAACAAAGAATTAAAACTATTGGCTTATGGTAGACCGCACGTGGCAGTTGAAGATTACAACGGTAATGTGTTTATGATGGGTACAGTACACGGTGCAGATGTAAATGGGGGAACTATTTCTTCAGGTGCTGCAATGGGTGATTTATCAGGCTATACTTTAACGCTAAATGCACAAGAAACAGCAGCTGCTAACTTTATGGATTCAGATACTAAAGATATTGACTTCCCATTTAGTGTGCAAGATTTCGCAGGGTTAGATGGAACTGTTTTAATTACATTAGGTACAAACTCGTAATAATAATTTATTTTGATAATTAAAGGTGGCTATATGCTGCCTTTTTTTATGCTTTTATCGGATCATTAATAATAACAAAAAACAATTAATATTATTGTTATATATATGATAGTATTAAAGGAAAGCGGATCAGCGCAAAACATTGATTTTATACCAAGAGAATTTACAGCAGGTGCATCTTACACAGTTAAAATAAAAGATGAAACCCAAAACAAAGAAGTATATAGTCAAGCAACAAGCGGAATATCACAAAGTTTATATTTCAATAGATATAGTGCTGTATTTCCAGTAAAACAAGATATTTATTATATGCTTACAATACTATCAGGTACAAATGAAATTTTTAAGGATAAAATATTTTGTACTAATCAAACAGACTTACCACAATACACAATTAATAGCGGTGAGTATGTAACTAATGCTTCAGATAACGAATTTATTACAGTATAATGGATAACCTACATATAGTTAATTTAGCTTCATACAATAGACCGCAAATAAGCGAAGATAAAAATCGTGATTGGGTAAATTATGGGGAGGATAATAATTACTATTCTTACCTAATTAAACTTTACACCGAATCAACAACTAACAACGCTATTATAAATGGTGTTACTAATATGATTTACGGTAAAGGTTTAGATGCTTTAGATAGCAGCAGAAAGACAAATGAATATGCTGCATTACGTTCTATATTTTCTGATAAGTGTTTGCGCAAAGTAGTTTTAGATTTAAAGCTATTAGGCGAAGGGTCATTTCAGGTACTATACAAAAACAGTAGGGTAATTAAATCAGAACACTTTCCAAGACAAACATTACGTGCAGAACGCTGTAATAAAGATGGTGAAATTGAAGCCTACTATTATTTTCACGATTGGTCAAAACTAAAGCGTAGTGATAAACCTAAAAGAATAGCATCATTTGGTTTTGGTAATGGTAAAGAACCTGAAATAAAAATTATTAAAAGATATGTAAGTGGGTATGATTATTATTGCCCTGTAGATTATCAAGGGGGTTTAGCATACGCTGAATTAGAATCAGAAGTAGCAGACTACTTAATTAACGATGTACAAAATGGTTTTAGTGGTACTAAAGTAGTAAACTTTAATAATGGTGTACCTGACCACGAAAAACAGATAGAAGTTAAAAACGATGTAATGCGTAAGCTGACTGGATCACGTGGTGAAAAAGTAGTTATTGCTTTTAACAACAATGCAGAAAGTAAAACAACCGTTGATGACATACCATTAAACGATGCGCCACAACATTATGAATACCTTTCTAATGAGTGTTCAAACAAATTAATTGTAGCACATAGGGTAACAAGTCCTTTACTTTTAGGAATTAGAACAGATAGTAATGGTTTAGGGTCTAATGCAGACGAAATAAAGACCGCTGCGCTACTTTTTGACAACATAACTATAAAACCATACCAAGACTTAATAACGGAATGTATAGACGATGTATTAGCGGTTAACGGTATTAGTTTAAAACTTTACTTTAAGACATTACAACCTTTAGCATTTATTGATACAGATAATGCTATTACAGACGAATCACGTGAACAAGAAACAGGCGTTAAAGATGAATATTCTTTATCAAGTCAAATAGTAGATAATGATTTTGCAATTATAGATGATAGATTAGGCTATGCAAAAAAAGAAATGGCAATAGAAGCAGCTAAAAATATAGGTTGCGAAAGTTATCACGAACACGAATATGAAGGTAAGATTTGGTATATGCCTTGCGAAAAGCATATAAAAGATGATTTAAGTGCTGAATTTGATGATGACAAAATGATAGAATTGCTTCAAGATTTTGGTGAAGATGAAGATTTAGAAAACTGGGATTTAGTAGATGAACGTGAAGTAGACTACAAACAAGAAGAAGCATTAGACAAAATGGTAGGTTTAGCTTCTACAGGAACTGCAAGACCAAACGCTAAAAGCAAACAAGACGAAGTAACAAATGACTTAACAGCTTTTAAAGTACGTTACCAATATGCACCATTAACAACACAAGCTAACAGTAGGGAGTTTTGCAAGAAAATGGTAAAATCTAAAAAGATATACCGTAAAGAAGATATTACCCAAATGAGCCAACGTGCTGTAAATGCAGGATGGGGTTTAAGTGGTGCTGCTACTTATGATATATGGTTATATAAAGGTGGTGGTGCTTGTCATCATTTTTGGATGCGTAAAACGTATATGGCAAAAGGTGTACAACCTGATGCAACGAACCCTAAAGCAGAAGTATCAGTAAACAAAGCAAAAAAAGAAGGTTTTAAACCTGAAAAAAACAATTCAAAGGTGGCTAAACGTCCAGTTGATATGCCTAATAAAGGATTTGTAAATAAATAAGAAATGGCAGAAGCAATACTAATAACACGAAAAGATGTAGTAAAGTTTACTGCTATGAATGGTGGAGTAGATACGGACAAGTTTATACAGTATATAAAGATTGCCCAAGATATTCACGTACAAAACTATTTAGGTACAGACTTACTACAGGCTATACAAACTAAAATTAAAGCAGGAAACTTATCAGGAGACTATTTAAGCCTTGTTACAGACTACGTAAAGCCTTTACTTTGTCATTGGGCAATGGTGGAGTATTTACCTTTTGCAGCTTACACAATAGCTAATAAAGGCGTTTATAAGCATAGTTCAGAAAATGCAGAAAATGTATCAAAAGAAGAAGTAGACTTTTTAGTAGAAAAAGAACGTACAACTGCACAATACTATACTGATAGATTCATAGATTATATGAGTTTTAACGCAAGTTCAAAGTTCCCTGAATATTACAGTAATAATGATGAAGATATTTCACCTGATAAAGATGCAAATTTTAGTGGATGGGTATTATAAGATATAAACCAAAAGAAGAAAACGTAAATAAGTTGAAACAGTATTTAACTTATATAACAAAAACCAAAAAAAGTAATTGTACTATATATGGCAAATAATATAAATTGGGGTAGTATAT